ACATCAGACCGAGATTTTCAATCGAGGCGTTGTCCACGCTGAACGTACCGCCTCGGTCGGTCTGAAGCGTGAAGTTGTCGTCCATCTCACGCACTTTGAAATCGCTGGTGTAGTGCGGCAGGTCGGCATAGGTCGATGTCACGGTCAGCGCCGGGCTGTTACCAAGGTAACGTTCGCCGGTTGGCGTCGTCGTCCCTGTGAGAAACTTGTTGAAGAACAACTGGCCGCGACCGATTGTGTAGTCGCGCGTATTCATCGCCTGCATGGTTTAGCCCTCCACAAAAGGATCGCACACATCGGACGCCCAGCCGACGCCGAGCGGCAAGTAGAAGAAAGACCGCATACTTGAGTCTGCCGAGGTCGGGGCACTGACGACCCCAGGCCCGATTGTCAGCATCGTGACGTTTTTCCGGTGCAGCCCGAGAAAATACTCCGCTGGGTACAAAGGCCCGCCACCGCCGTTGGTCTGAATGGTGCGCGCCAGCCGGTGCTCGGTAGCGGCTTTCAGGTTGTACAAGAGGTCGGTCGGGTGCTCGTTGATGACTCTGGCCCAGCCCTGCACCAAGAGTACCCAGGTTTCGCTACGTGAAGTACGGTTCTCGCCGGCCGTGTCCAGCGTGACATCGGCACTGAGGTGCTCAACCACTGACAGGAGCGGGTCGGGATCATCGGCGCCAAACACACGCCGGCCGCGAAACACCTTGCCGGTCAGGTCAAAGTCGTACCCATTGGTCGGCACGATACCCTCAAGGTGCGCGGTCAGGCGAACAAGAAAGTCCAGTTGTCTAGAGATCACGGGTGCGCAACTCGAACTGACGGAGAAACTCTACCGTCAGAGCATCGAGGACTTCGGGTGAAATGTCCACGGCTACGGTACGGAATATCTGATCGACCGAAGGACCGTACAGCAGCGCAACCCCTTTCAGCGGCCCATCGGTTATGATTTTCGCACCCACGGTGTTGGTCAGGCTCTCGCCGTCCTTGAGACGGATGCCCAGCCCGATATTGTTGTTCTTGAGGCGCAGGAAGAAGGCGTTGCGCTTGAATGTCTGAGCACGGCCGGGATGTACCGACACGGTGACCGGGGTGCCACGCGCATGCCGGCCCTTGATAAAACTTGCCCGCTCGGTGGCGAACCGCGCCAGCGAGGTCGGTTCCTGACGCCCGGCAATCGTAGCTTCCAGATTCTTGTCAGTAGCGCGATGCCCGATCCCAAAATTGGGCTTGCCGCCGCGACCGACCTCGTTGAAATAGCCACGCGGAAAGTTGACCTGCATCGCCATTGCGTTCTTCGCCAAGACCAACCCCTTGCGCTCGGCAGCGGTATTGATCGCGATGCGCGCCGACTGGGTCGCCTCCTTGGGCGCGAGGTCGTAGAACTTCTTGAGGTCGCGCAACCCGACCGCTTCGATGATGACGCTCAATTCGCAACCGTCCATATTTCACGCACCGGGCCGCTGTTCGGCTCGCGCACGTCAAGCGTGAAGCTGTAACCGTAATCGGTCAGCGCGACCTGACCGCCCCGCCGCAGGACCAGCCCCTTCTCGACCAGTTCGGCGTGGTCGAACACCAGCCGGTCGATGGTTTCCAGGACGCCGCTGTAGTCGCTGCCGGCGAGATCGCCGACCGGCAACCCGAACCGCGAGTGCCAGTTGACCGCGAGTTCCACCGGCTCCCCCACGCCCCCGTCGCTGTAGGTCGCCTTGACCGTGAAAGTGCGGAAAATGTCGCGCCGCGCTTTTGTGCGCAGCGCGAACCAGTCGCTCACAGGTCGCTGTCGGAGCGCCGGGTAGTGCGACGGGTTTCCGGGTGCTCCGGAGCGGCTGGAGCGGCCGGCGGCTGTTGAGGCTGCCCCTGGCGCACCATGTCGCGGTTGTCGGCAGGCTCGCGCAACACCCGGCCCCCCTGATCGTTCTCGCCGGGCCGGTTGCCGGTGACCTCTTGCGCCGGTCCCGACCTTCCCTCGACCACCCGTCCCATGCGGCTGTTGGCGCGCGGCCCACCGTCATCCCGCGTTTGGTCACGCGGCTCGCGGGTGACACGCTGCCGGTCGTACTTCTCCAGTTGCTCGGCGTCAATGTTGTATTCTTCGGTATTAAATCTTGTGCCGGGTTCGATCACCCGACGGTTCTTGTTGTCGTCGCCGCCGCCGCCAACGACGATCCTGTGGACTGCTACGCGCTCGGGCATTTCAACCACCTGCTATAAGAGTATCGTCCTACGGTGCCTCGGTCTTGATCACGAACGAATTGTTCGGGTTGAGAGGCGCGAACAAGGGCGCCGACTGAGACATCGTGTAAACGACGCTCGGGTCTTTCTCGGTCCACATTTTCGGAAAGACCGTGGCTTCGGCCTGGAACCCGGCGTCGTAGTCCATGATCGCGCCGAACAGCGCCGTGCCGTCGAGGCCCGGCCCCAGCCCGACGACGTAGGTCGGGTCGAGGAACTGCTCGACCGTCAGAGCGCCGTTGGAGGCTACCGCCGAGTACCAGTTGGAGTAGCGCCAGAGGTTAAACCTACCGCCGCCCGGCGAGTCGATAAAGCCCATGCTCTGGTAGTTTTCGTTTTGTATCAAGGGTATCGTCGCAAAGGAACTATTCGAGGCACGGGTCATCGTGCTCAGGAGTTCTTTGACTTCAGCGTTCTTGATGAAGTTCGCATACGCAGTGATCCCGAACACAAGGTCGGTGATCGGCGCGTTGCCAAGCGCGAATGCGGCGTCGTTGGCCTCGGCCAAATCTCCCAGCGGGTCTGCGGTAGCCGTCGCGCTCCACACCGCCGTCCCGGTCAACTGGACCGTCAGGGTCGCATCGCGACCGAAATCGACCAGGGTGGGAGGGTAGTCGTCGCCCTCGACCAGCACAAAGCCATCAACGGTGGCGCGGCACGCCATCCAGTCCCAGCGGCGCTGGATAGACTCCAGTTCCAGGCGCATGTTGTTCGCAACCACCGCATCGAAGCGCGCCGCCATCGACATGCCGCCCAGGATAGGTTCTCCCATCATCCGGGGAATGGCCTTTGTAGGATCGACAATGTGCTTGGGCTTGGTGTAGGCGGGGCGGAACGTCCTCGCCTCGTAGCCCTGGCCCCGCATGACGCGGCCTTGGACGTTCGGCGCGACAAAGGGGGCCAACTTGCGATTGTCCCGGTCGGCGACCTCGAACATGATCTCTTCGCGGTCGCTGGTGATGACGCGGGTATAACGATTGCGCCAGAACCCGTCAGGCAGGTTCTCAAGGCGTTGCTGAACCTCGATCAACTCCTGCGTGGAATACAGTGAAACAGCCATGCGCTCCCCTTCCTACAGGAGTTGCTGGACGTAGATCGGCGAGCGTGCGAACGCAGCTTGTCGTTCCGCCAGTGTGTCGATAGCCACCGGCCACACGAGGGCCTCGTGGTTGAAACCGCCGGAAATAAAGATCGGCATGAACTTGCCTGGGGTAGCGGCTTCCATCGGTTGCGCGGCAATGGCCGCCGCTATGGAACCCGTTGTATATGCGATCAACTTGCCGCCGCTGTCGATTGCAAGGACTTGAAACTGCTCGACCGCCAGCCCGTCCGCAACCTGCATCTGGGTAGTGTTCCACGGTCCCGACCCGGCATACAGGTCGAACTGGTCGAACCGGCCTGCGTCCTCGACGCCGTGCGCCAGGAGGTCCGGGTAGGAACCTGCCATATAAACCCCCTACAATAGCTGTTGTACATAAATCGGCGTGCGGGCAAACACGGCTTGCCGCTCGGCGAGCGTGTCGGTGGCGAGAGGCCACACAAGAGCCTCATGGTTGAAGCCGCCCGAGATAAAAATCGGCGCGAACTTGCCGGGGGTGCTGGCATCGACCGGCTGGGCCATGATCCCGAATGCCTCCAGCGCAGGGTCCAGGCCCGACACCCACGGCACCACCTTGCCGTCGGTATTCAAGGCAACCGGGGCAAACTGTTCGATTGCCTGACTGTCCTCGACCAACATCTGGGTGGTGTGCCACGGGCCGGAACCGGCAAACAGGTCGAACTGGTCGAACCGGCCAGCGTCTTCTACACCGTGCGCCAGAAGATCGGGATAGCTCCCTGCCATGCCTCTTCCCCCTACGCCGACTTGCGGTAGCCGTAGCCGGTGATTGCCTTGTAGTTCGCCAGGATGCGGTTGGGAGTGCTGACCCCTTCCGTGTTTTCGGCATTGTCGGGGCCGACATTCGGGTTCTGGGTCATGTTCATCGCCGCCGCGAAGTTGTTGCCCTTCTCTTGCTCTTCTCGGGCCGGCGCGTGCTCCAGTATCGCGGCTGCCTCTTCGGCACCCATCGAGGTGTTGAGGGCGAGGTGGTCGGCCAGCTTCTCGCGGCCCTTGGCATGGGGCGAGTTACGAATCGCCGACATCCGCGCCCGGTCGTCGGCGACGGCCTTTGTGGCGGCCTCGGCGGCGATGCGCGCGATATCGTCTTGACTGATTTCCATCTGGCCCTCGCTAGTGTTCAGCATTCCCACGTCGGCATCGACCACGCCGTCGATAAGCCCCAGCCCTTGCGCCTCGGGCGGCGTGTAGCAACGCGCCTCGGTCGCTCGGACATTCTCCACCGGAATGCCGCGAAACTTGGCGACGGCTTCGGTGAATAACCCATAATGGTATTGTACGGTAGAATTTATGCGCTCCCTGGCCCGCTCCGACAAGGGCTGATACGCATTACCGTCGGTTTTTTCCTCGCCCGCCTGGATGAAGGTCACGCTCACGCCGACATCTTCAAGCAGTTTCGATTGATCGACGTGCATCGCCACCACGCCTATCGAGCCGACCCCGCCGGATACGGTAGAGACGATCCGGCTAGCCGCGCTGCCGAGATAGTACCCGCCCGAATAACAGTTGGAATCAACCACTGCTAGGCTCGGTTTCACCTCTCGCGAGCGGTAAATTTCCTGCGCCAGTTCCCCGCAGCCCGCCGCCATGCCGCCGTTCGAATTGATGTCGAACAGTATGCTTGACACGTCGGGGTCGGCCAGCGCCATGCGAAGCTGGCCGCGCACGAAGTCGTACCCGGTTGCAAAACCGACCGAGCCGGGGAAGCGATTGAGTAACAAGCCGTGAACCGGGATCACCGCGACCCCGCCACCATAGGCGAACGGCTTGCTACCAACGTCCATACCGTAGCGGGCGCCCACCAAGGCGAGGTCCACGCGCGGCTCCAGCCTCACCGCCGCCGCCAACTCAACCGCGAAGTC